GTCCCAAGGTGGGAAAAAAAGTTTTTTTAGTAAATTTAAACGGGTAAAGGCTTAATTAATTTAAGACGACAAAAACTTCCCAGTTTCATCAATGATGAGTTCACCTCTATCGGCTAACATTTTTCGGTGTAACATGTGGTGTTGTTTAACATCGTCTTTGTTTTGTCCGACGTATGGTACGGCATAGCCTTGTTCGCACATCCATTTGTTCACATTCGTCCAAACCCCGTCCTCGTGAACCCACAATTCACCGAGTGCGCGTCCGTACTTACCCACCGAGTCGCGTTCTTGGCATCTCAATTCAATTTCACAATCGTCCTTATCGGATTCGACGGCTTTCGTCACCCATTTCAAGATCTGCTTCTTCGCATGTTTCCCATAAATCTTTTCGGTCAAATCACGCGTTCTCGATTCTTCGGTATCGATACCGAGCAATCGTACGCGTTGGCGGATGAGTACATCGAACCCCAAATCAATAAGAACGTCAACGGTATCACCGTCAACGACTTTCGAACACGAGTCGATTTTGTATTTGAATTCACACGGGGATTGATTGTACGTTTCTGTCATTTTATATAAAGTTTATGGGTTTAATCTTTAATTACAATTTAATGAATTAATTAATTCTAGTATATCATCTTTACTCTTAGATGTTTCTTTTTGTAGTTCTTTATGACATTCTTTACAAATAGCTTGTAAATTCTTATGTTCATAATGATACGCGATCCATTCGTCTGTAAAATCATAATCTTTTTTTAAAAAACATTTAGTATGTTGGTCGGTATCTCCAAACTCATTTGGAATTGTATTTTCCGGTTTTGATTTTAAAAAATCATATACAAGTTTATTAAATGTAAGAGGTGATTTATGATCTGTTACCAATTCTTTTTCGGATTTACATATTTTACAACATTTTTTACCCTTTTTAAAAAGAATTATTTGTTCCAAAATATTCGTACGAAGTGCATCTATAAAATGATCATAATATTTATCTTCATCTGATTTTAAAGATTTATTTTTCTTATAACAATGTTTAAAAGAAGTACACTTCGTTTCACCATTTTCTTTTTTCCAATGTAAATCGTATTGGGAAAAAGAATCGGATTTTTTGGTAAAAAAGTCAACTACATTATCAAATTTTAATTTTTCTGCTTCGGAATGCTGACAAAGAATGAATTTCATATTATTAAAATCAATTAATGACTCACATTTGATTGATTTACGTTCTTTACCGTAATACTTTTTATCAAAATCTTGTCTTATTTTCCTTCTTTGATCAACATTCATTTTATCCCATATTTCATTCGTTAGTTCTAGTTCATGTGTCATTATAAATTATATTACATACATTCTCTAACTATATTAAATATTACAAATCAAATTCCTTCTTAGTCCCACCATCGTACTCATTCACGAACCCCGAATCTATCATTTTTTTATTAATCGAAACCATATCCCTCTTATTTTTATAGACGAAAACGAGCGTTCGACCGTACTTATCGTTTTTCTTACACGAAATCCATACCCACCCGTTTACCTTAAATTTACACATGAATGGGTTCCATAACACGTGTTTTGCGCGATCATCGAACCCTAAAAAATGCATGAACGTATACTTCGCACGTTTTGCCATGGCAATGTGTTTATCCCTATTTTTTATATCTTTTGGGGGTTTCATTTCGGGTGAATCGTAACCAACAGTTCTAAAATTAAATTTTAAAATACGATTGTGAAGTATAATACACGCCTTAAACGTATCACCGTCGTAGACGTCTGTTATTTTGGCGTACCCTTCGTACTTATTGAGACTAAAAACGGGTATGGAAACATCAGTTTTTGATAATTTACGTTTTGTAAAACAATACATTATATTTATATTACGGTATATTCTTTTAATTACAATTTTCTAATTTTACTTAAAATATCACACATTTTCAAATAATCACCTTCTGGTATGGTATTTGAATTATTGTCTATAAGTTCCATCATGGATTCTGCAGCCACTTCGGTTTCGGATTTTTGTTTTACGTATCCTTCTAAGGCCGGACTAAAAAATCCACAATCACTATCAATGACTCCATTCCATTCATAATTATGTCGTAATTCTGTTATAAAATCAGTAACATTCTCATAATACGAATCATACGACCAAACCCTGTCTTCATAGAATACGTATTCCTTATTGATTATAGCATTATGCAAGTCGTCATTCGACCAAAACCCACTATCACCACTTAAATTAAAAAAAGATATTGGATAAATATATCCTTCTTGACTTTGTGGTAATAATTCACTCGAAGATTCGTATTCGAGATTATAGTTATACGAAAGAATTGGTGAAGCGTATATATCCATACTTAGTATAGGTGTTACTCTCTTTTCACCACGGTAAGTAATTGTGACCGCTAAGTGTTGTGCATTAATAGTATTAGGTATAGTCGAACGAATATATTTGTTTACAAATGATTGCGGTCTCATTTTTTCTTTTTATTATTTTTTTTTCCCAACCGAACTTAGGTTTATTATTTATTTAAATAATGTTCATAATCACTTAATACATTTTTGTGGTATTTTTTGTATTCTTCTAAATGTTTAATTACGATTAGTAAAGAATTATCGATATTATCAAAATTGTTTAATTTTATACTAGTACTCACGTGTTTATCGTATTTTAAATATATTTTTTCTAGGTTATAAAATATTTCGTTTACAAAATGTATACCATTTTCTATGTGATTTTTAACTTCCATTTCCTGTAAAACATTCATTATTATTGTTAATTAGAATTAATTTGTATTTTAAATATAACTTAAGTTATAAATGTGGATGTTATTATGTAAACCTATTGTTATACCAACTAATATCCCAGATCAAACAATGGTTACAGCAGAGAAATGTAGGGCTGTAAACGTTGCACAAACTGATCAGGAAAATAAATACGTATTTGAGATAATACAAAATATACCAGAAATAATGATTAAGAATAAATCTTGACGTAATATAAATATGGATCCACGTTTATATATACCAGCTGTTTCCATAAGTGCGTCTAATATATTAACTACTACACAGTGTGGGTCTCTTGTTCGTTCAGCGATAAATGTCCCACTCAGACCACCTGGATGGGTTTTTGGGGTCGTATGGCCTATATTATACGTGACAACAGGTCTTGCCTGGTCTTGGAGTAAAAAAGATACTCTATTTTCTCTTGTTATAGCCACGTGTTGTTTATGGTTATACATATATTCGTGTTTGAAAAACAAAAAAGCTGCAGCGTTTATGCTTTTATCTACCGCGTTATTGTCGTGGCATTTGGTAAGAATTTTATCAGGTAAATCTAGAAATGCTATAATTCCATTAGCTTTATGGACAAGTTTTGCAACGTATTTAAATACTTACGATGCTTTTGCTTAAAGATATACAGTGTTTATTTTTAAAATGATACGTGAATATGCGGAAGAAGTATATGAAATTTTAGGACCAGGCTTTAGTGAGCGCGTGTATCATAACGCTATGGAAGTTTTACTTCGGAAAAAAGGCGTACCTTACGAATCCGAGAGAGTAGTTCCTATAGAGTTTATGGGTCACGTTATAGGTAATCTTCGTGCAGATATTATTTTGTTTGGTGATGTAGTTCTCGAACTTAAATCTGTAAAAAATATTACAGATGTTATGGAAACACAAACACGAAATTATCTTAATCTGACTTCGATTCCGAAGGCGTATCTGATAAATTTTCCTCCGACGTCGAATGTGAATCTTGAGATTCGCTACATTGATTTAAATAATACATAATAGGTATCATTTGGTATATTTTTTTCCATTCGCTTTTGGATTCACTGTAATACTTTTTGGGATCTTTAATTCCTTCGTTTATAATTTCATTTATCTTTTCTGTGTGGAACTTGATTTCTTCTAGACAGAATTTGTAATATATATCCATTCATATAAATAAAACGCAATTCTTTAATTACGTCGACTTGATACAGAGTTTTTCGTGTTTTGAACTATTTTTCTTTGTTTTTGGAGGTTTGTAATTTTTCTATTGAGCGAATTTAATATCATTTGTAATTTTGCCATTCTTAAATTTTTACCGGATATTGGTTTACGCACTTCATTGGTGGGCTGTTTTATATTTCTTTTACCTAATATGACTGGGCTATTTGGGTATCTGTTATTGGTATTTTTCTGGAGGTTTTTAGATGTTTTGTTTCTCTTTGAAAACTTATTAAGCATTTAACTTATACTGAGAAATTTATATGGTTGGTATATATTCCCAGTGAAGATCTGTACATATTTTTTTCCATATGATATCTTGTTGATATAATTTTTCTTTTGATTTTAAAAGTGGAAAATATTTTAGATATTTATCTTCGCTCAAAAGTTCACAGAATTTATATAAAACGTATGAATAACTTAAAAAGTTTTTTCTTTCTGATGGACAATTTTCATCAAATGGTTTTTGTATATCTTTGAACATTATGCGTAGTTTTTCTTCTAATTCTTGTGGCATTTTTGGTGGTGATATACCACTTAGTATATTTGTTATGTATGGTACGTGTTCGTAATATTTATTAAATTTGAGTTTTTTCAATAAACTTCTTACACGTGCATGTGTAATTTCTTCTACTACTTTCACTTTTATTTTTTTGAGTTCGTTACGTAATTGTTCTATAACATCTTCTGGTATACTTGTTGTTTCTTGGGCTTGAAATTGAGATAACCATTCGTTAAAGTGATTTTCTCTTTTATAAGAATAGTTTATGATTTTTTCAGAGGTTTCTTGTTCTTCTCTATATGTTAGTTCTTCACTAATAAGTTTTGCTATTATTAAACCACACGATTCACATACAAGATCGCTTGTATCTGTAAAATGATACAATGTACTTTCTATACAATCAGGACACGTTTCTTGTACTTTTTTAATAGGTCTATCTATACTTAAATTTTCAACTTCTGCAAGATAATCGTTAAATATATCTTTTCTTTGTAATCCTACTATTTCTTTACAATTAAAAATATTATCAGTGTTAATTTCTTTATATATTTCTTTTGAATATTGTTTCATGTAAGGCATACATTTTATTATATATTCAGACATTTCACTTTCGTATATTGACTTATTTTGTGGGTCATTTTCTATACTTATTTTCCACGAATTTATTTTATTGTTATATCTACTTAAAAAATTTCCTTCCATAGATAATATATAAGATGCTTTTTAATCTTTTAACTGATATTATTATAAAAATTTATGATATTTTAAAATATTTTGTTTCCATACCCGATTACAGAATTTCACAACATTCGATGGAATATTTTTTAAAAGATACAAGTCCACCAATGGATATACACGACGAGTTCTGGGAGAAAGAATCAAAAGAATGGGAGAGTGGGGTTGAAAGTTATTTTGTAGATGTGAGTGATACGGATATTAAAAGTAGTGATAATATCCCAGATAACGTGTCTAAAACTATTAATAGAGTGAAATATTGGTATAACGATAAATTATACAAATATATCACGTACGACACGAAAGTCACGTGGCCTCCAAAAGAAACAAGTGGTATGACTTTTAATATGCCACTTATTAGTGCACATTTAATCGATCAAGATGATAAACCTATGAAAGATGTGTTAAATAAAATAAAAAGATACGCAGGTCCTAGAGGTAATTTTCATGGACAAGAAGTTAAAATCAGTGACATGTTATATTATGATATAGAAACTTTGAAAGAATTTTATCCTAAAATTAAATTAAAAAATGTATTGGGTTTAACAAAAATAGTCAGCACAACAGAAGATTGTATTACAGATCTTCGGATACCTTAGTTGCTAGGTAAAATTTAAGTTCACCTAGGTTTGCGACGTTGTATTTTAATATTAAAAATCGATTTCTGTCTTCTTGCATAATTTGTACAGTAGAACACATACTCGTTGCTTTAGTGAATATATTCATGTATCTAAGAGAATATATACCAGACATTTCATCACTTCCTTCAGTACACTGTATGATTGTTTCCTGGTCAGCAAAATCACCTATACACTTTAAATGTAATTCAGTATTCTTTCTCGTTATTTGTATATCATTTCCTATATTATGCATATCTCTACATATTCTTTGAAAATCTACGGATGGCATAGGTGTTATAGTTGTCATATTCATTTCTGGTACTTCTATCTGATTTTCGTTTATATCGAGGAGTTTTAACGAAAATTTGGTACAAGATTTTTTAATTTCGTTATGGATTTCAATATTCATAATTTCTTTGGAGTTTATACTCATAACGAGAACATCATTATTTGATATAGATTTTAAAAGTTTAAAAGTATTTGAAACATTTATACCAGCAAGAACATCTTCTTCACATGAATATTCTTCAAAATTATCAGCAGATAAAAATATATCTACGAGCGATGTTCGTGCAGTGTCTAATGTTACAATATAAATACCGTCTTTTTTAAAATATATATTGACATCGTTTAGAATATCTTTTAATACTTCAAAAGTTGATTTTATAGCAGATGCTTGGATAGTTGCTAATCTCATAATTAAAGATTAAAATTAATTCTTTAAATGATTATCACTGGATTTTTGGTCATTTAGATTTTTTGTATATGCTTCACTCACACTCCTGGATATTTTGGCTTCGAGATCAGATGTTAAAGGTGGTTGTAAAGATCTACCATAATCATCTATTCCAAATATACCTGTTTCGGTTTCACCGTTTAGACTTGTCATTGAAGACCAACCAAAACCACCATTTTCGATTTCCTGGTTAGGTAAAAGTGAGTCTAACCAATTTTTTATTTCGTTTCCTACTAAAAGTTTCCCGTTTTTTGTTAACATAGTTGGAACCCGACTTATTTTATTCCTGAACTGTGGTGGTATACCTAATTCGTTTATATTATGAAATTTAACGATTTGTTTAAATTTTTCATTTTTGTTTATATAATCAATTATATCTAAACTGTGTGCACATTTTGGACTGTATATTAAAATTGACATTTAAAAGTATATTGTAAAAAAAATCTTGAAAATAATCACACTAATATTAATAATGACTAGTTGGTGGCCTGTTTTTCTCTTGTTTGCTATACTTTTATTTATAACTATATCCAGGCTGGATCTTTTTAAAACTATAAAAAAACCAAAAACAACGAATCAAAATATAAAACCTGTTATAACAAATTCTCAAACTATGGAAGATCAATTTTCTGAAAAATCAGATTTAAAAGTTTCGCATGATACTATCCAGTCTATTGTATTAGAAGTAAACAAAGCAATACAGAAGAAATATGGTGAGTGTACATATATAATAGAAACTACAGAATTAAGAAAATTTAAAAATAAACTGACTAATAGAGATTTGTATATATGTACTTTTATGGCTACTACTATAGGTGGATTTCCACGTGGTATATCAGTTACAGTAAAAGTTTCAATTGAATATGACAGTAATTTTGGTAGTGGTATATTTTCTGTAAAAGATAAAAGCAACGATGAAGAAATTGATAAATTGACTATAGAATTAGGTGTACTTCATGATTTGGCGGATGAATTTCAGAATAATCCCGAAAGACTGAAAAATATTAATAACGATAAAGAATTACTTTTAAGAAAACTGAATAAACTGACTTTTAAAGCTAATAAACCAATTACAAAAGTTAATATATTAGAAATGGATACATATCCAATTGATATAAAACCACCTGATAATAGTGACCTTTTTTCGCAGGCTAGCATACAAGGTAACGTTTATAAAGATTATGAAAATGTTAAAAATTCTGAACTTACTTTATTAAAAAGTAAATTTATAAATTCGGTTAATTCTCTCGAAGTTTTTAATAAGTTTGCCGATTCAAGATCAAATATATATAAAAATAATAATGAGTCTTATCAGAATAATAATTAAAATCATAAAAAGTAATGATTAGTGTTGATGAAATTTCAAAAATAGTAGAGAAAAAGAATCGTTTGAAAAAAGAAACGTACACGAAAATATATCAACAAGTTTGTAAAAAAATAAGACAGGCGGTTGATCACAGTAATAAACAAGTTTTTATTGAAATACCTTCTTTTGTTATAGGGTATCCTTCTTTTGATCGTTATAAGGCTACTTTATACATAAAAAGACAACTTGATATATCAGGATTTGATACTGCGCTGATAAATAATCACGAGATATTGGTTACTTGGAAAATTAAACGAGATAAGAAAAATAAAGAATCAGAAACTAATCAAGAAGAAGAATTCCCAACCCTTATAAACCTTAAAAAGGCTGCAAATAAATACAGGAGAAATGCGAAAAACGGTTAATAAAAAAATTTCTAACTAAAGTAAATGGATAACAACTTAAACGTACTTGTTGAGGCTAAACGTGAATATATGGGTCAACTTTGTTTACTCATGTGTCCCGTAATGATAGAAACTTTTCAGGATGTATATGAAGAAGCTAACAAACTTTCTAAGGGTAGGAAAGTTCTTGTAATGTATCAAAAACTTTTAAAAGAAGTTCCAAACTGGAGTGAGGCTATGTCTAAACAACATACCGATAATATTGCAAATAGATGTGCATGGTTTAACGATCTTCTTGCAGCGGTTTTTGTAAGTTGTGTAAAAATATTGTCTGCTGTTCGATTAGGTAAAGGTGATAAAAAAATTGCATTAAAGTTACCAACAAACGAAGTGTTTGTACAATCGTGTTATAATAACGCTGCTAGAGACTTGTATCAAGACCCTTACATTTATCACGATGAACAAAGTGAATACGAGAGAAATGATAAACTTTTTGAAAGATTTTCAAACTGTATAGAAAATACTGTTAAAGAACTTACACCAGTTCAACAAATTTTACAAACTTATATGAAACCCGATGATGGAAGAGAACTTGACTTGAATGATGCTAACGTAGGTGATTCAGAAGATCCAGATGTTTATAGTCAAGACGAAGAAGAACCAATGGGAGAACAACCAATGGGAGAACAACCAATGGGAGAACAACCAATGGGAGAACAACCAATGGGAGAACAACCAATGGGAGAACAACCAATGGGAGAACCAATGGGAGAACCAATGGGAGAACAAATGGACGAACCAATGAGCGAACAAATGGGCGAACAAATGGGTGAACGTCAACCAGAGGAGCAACCTTATGTACCCCAGCAGAGATCTTCTCCTTTTGAAAACGAATTTAAAACTATAAATACATCGAATCGTCAACAACATCCAGGGGTGCACGAAGACGGTGTTTTATTTCCAGACGCATCCGATACTCGTACAAAAAAAGTTGGTTACTATTAAATGGAATTTGAAGATTATTTAAGAGATCCTGCATGGGCGGGTATTGTAGCAGGTGGTATAACAGCGGGATATATCCACGCAAAATCTAGATTAAATAACGAAGGTAAACTTCCTATGAGTTCGTATACTAAACCAGCTATGCTTGTTGCTATTTTAGTTTTTTTTATTATTTCACAGGGTGTATCTAAAAGAGAAACTATATCATCCGACCCATTTTAATGCGTTTATTTACTTAAAGATATAACCAACTATTTAAATATAAAAATGTCTTCGGTTTCTGCTTTTAATGATATGATGGGCCAATTTCTCGCTGAGTTGCATAAAACTTTTCCAGAAGAGAGGGGTCTTAAAAAATGTATGTCTGCTTTTGATTTGATGCAATCTACAAATCCACGACTTGTAGTAGATGGTTTTATGGTGAGTGTTACACCGTTTGCCGAAAAAATTTCTTCTAAAGATGATTCTTTTCTTCTCGAAGATGCAAAGGATATGGATTTTATGAAAGATTGTAACATCAGGGCGTATTGGGGTGATATTTCTGAAAATACCAAAGGTGCTATATGGCAATATATACAAACTTTGTATATGTTGGGTACAACAATTAATGCTATCCCAGAAGATACATTGTCTATGATTGAAACGGTTGCAAAACAATGCGCCGATAAATTGGAAAATAGCGGTGAAAAAATTGACGAATCTGCACTCATGAAATCTATGCAGGGTATGTTAGGTGGAATGTTGAAAAAATAAACTCATTATATATAAAATGACTTCGTTGTTTGAAGATCCAAAACAAATAATTAGAACAGATAAAATAGACAAATTTTGGCCAACAGATACTCAGAGTGCAGGAGAACGTGTGAATGCTACTGCTAGATTTATTATATACGCGACTTGTTTTCTTTACCTTATACGCCGCGATGTTCGTATATTTGTATTAGGTGGAACAGCTTTGGGTGTTTTGTATGTTATGCATAGTTCTGGTATGATTAAAGATGGTTCTAAAATAAACGAACCAATAGAGAATCCATCTTCGGAAACTTATATTAACGCATGTCAGATGCCAAATCAAGAAAACCCTCTTGGTAATGTTCTTTTAACAGATTTTGATGGTAGACCAGATAGACCATCGGCGTGTTATTCTAATAAATCAAATATTAAAAAAAATATAAATGCTCTTTTGACGAAGGGTATTCCATATGGACCATCTAGATCTCGATCATCTATGCCCGAATATCAAAGAAATGCATTTTCTAGACAATTTGTAACTTCGCCCGTTAGTAATATTCCAGGTGATCAAACTGCATTTGCAGAGTGGTTATATGGTAAAAAGGATGATCCAATGTGTAAAACACACCCAGAAGTTTGTGATCCTAATGCTAGAGGTGTTCAGTTAGGTGCTTTTTCAGGATTGGATTATGAAAGTAATAAAAGAAGTGGCATGCACGGTGGCTCTGTATAATTTTTAAACTAAAAAAAAGTTTATACTCGATTTGCTTAAACAATTTCTCATGTAATAGTAAATGGCGTATCAACTCCAACCAGGAATGAAATTGGTACAAAATCCAGCTGTACCATCTTCGTGTGCTACAGAGGAAGTTTTACTTTATCCTCAGCCCAGTACACTTAATTATACATCTAGTAGACCAAATACTATGCTGTATGGAACTGCTCCATACATGGCAGGTAAGGGTTCTCCCGCACAATATATTGAAACTAGTGATCAACTCAGACCACAGTCGACGACCATGTTTCAAAAAATAGTTGCTCCAGGTAGAAATAATTATTTACCACCAGAAACAAAAGAATGTAATCTCCCATTAAGAAGTCAGGCCTACGATGCATCGAGTACTCGATGTGAACTTAAAAATGGTATGTTTGCTCAAAGATACATGAATAAAAATGTTAATAACAAATAAGAATGGCGGATCCTTTATCCATTTTAGCTATCGCTGGTTTGGTATATACCGGAAAAAAATTAAGTCAGAAAACAGAAAAATCTGAAAACTATGTAACACAAAATACTATACAGACTTCAGAAGAACAAATTACATCAGATTTTGTACCATCTGTTGTTAATCCTTTTAGTCAACCACAGTTTCAAAATAAATTAGAAACACCTTCCTTTGCCGATATAGCACCACAACCTAGAACGAGTGGTCAAGAACTGATGGGTATGCGTAATCGGTTTGATGCTGGTAGAATGAATAACATTTCACCAGTAGAAAAACAACTTGTTGGCCCAGGTTTGGGTGTTGGGCCAGATATTGATTCGGTTGGTGGTTATCAACAATTATTTCGTGTTAACCCCGAAAATGTTGGTGCTTATCGTCTAACTACACTTCCAGGGCGTTCTGGTCCTGCATTTGATAATTCTGGTGGTAGAAGAGGTATGTCAGGTGAGATAGGAAATAACAGACCAGAGAAAACTGCATTTTTACCAGAAAGACTTCCACCTCAACAGGGGAGAGCTCAAGGTATGTCTGCCATGTCTGGTAGAAGTAGTCACGAAAAAACAATAAGAGAGACAAATCGATCAGAAACGGGTTCAAGAACAGATGGTCTTTCTATAGCAGCACCAAAAAGATTTATTTCAGCAAATACTTTATACCAGGCACCTTCAAGAAATAAAAAAGATGGCAACATCGAACAATTTGAATATTCTAATCATCCAGCGCCGAATATTAATAAATATACACACGGTTATCTGAATTCACCAGCTGTAAAAGCTCAGCAAAGTGACTTCGAAGAACAACAGAGATACGGATTTAGAATAGATGATCGTCGTGGTAAAGCAGGCCGTATGAATGGAGGTGGACGCATGAATGTTAGAGCAGGACCTCTTAACCAAGGTGGTATACCAACAACGCTTCGATCGGATACTACACGAATAGATGGTCGTGTTAATTCAGCAAACGGTGCATGGACTCAACAATATAAACAAAACGATTATTACGAATTGAATCCATTTAAAGGTAGACAAAATCCAAATGCATCTCAAAATTCCCTCAATACAGCTAAAAAACAACTGTATTCTAATCCATTAGCACACAGTCTTTCTTAAAAATTAAATAAAAATTGAGTTAATGCAATCATTAAAATATTATCACTATATTTTAATGAAGGTATACACCTTAGATATAGATAGTAGCGAACGTAATCCCGTTTTATATTCTAATCCGAGTGATTACGTGATATCTTTAAAAACACCTATTTATGATGTTAAAAAAATTTCACTAATATCAGCACGCATACATAATAGTCAATTTCTCATACACGATAGAAATAACAAATTTGATATAAGTGGTACACCAATAACTATACCTATTGGTAATTATAGTGGTCATACCCTTGCTAATGCTATAAATACTGCTTCTAGTACTATTACAAGTGCTACTTTTGATAAAGATACAAATGCCATAACTTTCACTGGTTCGGGTTCTTTTACTTTTGATTTTTATTCGGGGACAAATGGATACAATACAAATGTATCTGGGTATACTACACCACACGATGTGCTTGGTTTACCAGCAAATGACGTTTCGTCTGACTCTAATAACAAAATTGTAACTGGAAGTATTAATTTACAGGGTATAGATGGTATTATTGTAAAATTAAGTAGTGGTTCAGATGAATTTAATAAAACTGTATTTTCCGATTCACCTTTTTATACTGGTCGTATACTTATGTGTGGTGATGTTGTTAATTATTCTGGTACAGATGATACTATAGAACACATTTTCCATTCTGGTTCTCAAAATATAGCAAAATTACGGGTTCAGTTTTATTACAGTAGTAATAACAGACTCATTCCTTATGATTTTAGAAATGCAAATCATATTATTAAATTATCTGTTACCGGGACTACAGATAGACTTGAAACAGATCAACCTAACCAGGTATCTGATACTATGAAAAAAGAGTTATCGAGTAAAAAAAGTGTAAAAGGTACAGATATGGGTACTCTCGATGATATCATAAAAACTTCTACAAAAAAAGAAGATTTTGATAAAGATGAGAAGAGTTCGCATAAATGGGATGCTCTTATTCAGATTTTTATAATTCTTATATTTGGGGTTTTACTTTTATTATTGTTAACGTCCAAAAAAAAGATTATCGAGTAACGGAGTAGAGGGTTTGGTCTGGTTTTCTGACGCGCGATGACAATCTGGACATGACGATATAGATTATAACGGACAAGAGTGTTGTAAAGATGGCGGTGAGACCGTAATTAACACCACTATTTTTGTTGAGTTTGACGAATCTATTAACGATCCATCTGACCAAGTCCATCCAGGATAAGGCGGCCGCAAAGGAAAATCCAGCGACGACGGCATTGAGAGATTGAGATTCAAGTTCTCTTGTAACAAGGGTAACAGTTTCAGCGGCAGACATTTTTTATATTATATAAATATATTTTTATTCGGGTAATAAATCTTCTATTACCATAATTTTTTTAAAAAATTGTTTTTTATAACCTTTTGTTTTTTGGACTGTGGAAATTGCTTTTGGTTTGAATGTTTTTAAAGAGTCTGTATCAGTTTCATTTTCATTTTCATTTTCAGTTTCAGTTTCAGTTTCGCACTCTGTACTACTTTCTAAATACATATCCGATTCATTATCACTATCACTATCACTATCAGTTTCGTTATCGTCACTGATAATGTCATAGTTAGAATCTTCATCGTCACTTTTTATATTTTTATAATTAGAAGTCGTCTCTTCCCACCCTTTCAGATCTGATGTGTTCATTACTATCTATAGTATTTTTTAACATCTGTTCTGACGGATTTGTTGGTACCCAGTTTTCCCATTTATCGTAAGCTAAATTCATTTTTACAAACTTGTATTCTCTTCCAGAATACCTTTCAAATTTTATATCTTCTTCTGTTTCGTCTATTGTTTCTATTTCGTCATCATCTTCACTATCAGATTCATCGTATATATCTGGAAAATGTGTTCCTATTTTTTTACCAACCTCGTACATCGTACAATATTTCATGGCGTATTCTAAATCTTCCGAAAGTACTGTATCTCGTCCACACGCTTTAGCGTATTCAGCTGCAAGTATTACAGACTGTTCTAAAATTGGTTGTATAATATTAATAGCAGAATCCTGAATCTGACCAGTTAAATCGGCATTCGCGTCTTTCTCTATTTGATTCATTATAAGTTAAATAGTGTTGTAGCTATACCGTTCTCTATCCTGAGAATATTATAACTAAGGGCATAAACTCTAAGCTCTCTTATACCCTGGTCGTAATCTGGGTTAAGATTGAGTTTTATGTTCTGATCTTTTATAAGACTAAAATTAACTTGTCCCGTAGGATACCAACGTTCTGGTTCCAAAGCAAAACTATACGAATAAAATCTTCTGAATAATTGTGTTCTCGAATGATGTATACCACTTTGAATTGCTCGTAAATTTATAACATCACCTGTTTTTTCATTTAATATAATTCTATCGTCTAAACTTAATTCTAAATTTCTTAAAGATTCATAATTTAAATATTCTCCGTTTAAAGTTTGGTAAATTTTAAGATCGTAATCGAATGTACTCGTAAAATTTGTACTATCTAATACCCTGTTATTTTTCCTCTGTATCACAAAGAAAAGTTCTTTTACAGGATTTTTAAAATTAAGTCGGTGTGTAATGGTTTGATTTACTGTATTTGAACTTGGGTGTGCGGGTATCGTTCTTTTGTTTTGTTGGACTTGTGTTATTATATGGTTAATTTTACTATTTTTTATTTTTTCTCTTTCATCTTGAATTAATTCTATCATTTCCGTTGAAATTTTTAAATTTTTTATTAGACCTTTGGGACTTCTTGCACAATACATATTATAGTATTGTGAATCAACTTGAGCTCTTCCATATATACAATCGTTTACGTCTCGTAATTTTAAAACGACTTTTATTTCCTGTTGTGTTATAGCACATATGGGTATAGCAAGTTCCGGGTTATTATGAAAATAGAATGGTAAATTTACTGTAAACGATTTAGGGTACGCGTTTGATGTATCTGCAAATCCTAAATATGAATTTATAGACGTATCTGATACTTCTGTACCAGATTTCTCTAGAGGTGGTTTTCCGATAAGTTTCGATAAATTTTCTTGTTTTGTTTGTGTAACGAAATTTTCTGAATAAATTTCTAAAAAGTCGCTATCTATGTGTTGAATTAATTCACTTCCTATGTATAGTTGTGCGTATTCTATCATGGCATGACCTATAGTTTCTAGGTATCCAAACCCAACGTAAGGAGATCCTACGTGGTTTTGTGGTATTGGATTAAGTTCTATTTTTACACTTATATTTTTAACAAGATCACCTTGATTTTGTGGTATTGTACATTCTAATGTATTATTAAATTCTATTTCACCTGATACATCTAGATCGGTGTTAAATATTGAAAAGTTTTTATGTTTTATATGATCTTTAACAAAATACGTATATTCTGGGTCGTCTGTAAAAAATACGTCTTGTGCTCCCTCTGTTTTTAGCTGTAATCTACCAGCCATTACTAGTATAACTCACTAAAATTTTAAACCTGCTAATCCTCCTTTAATACATAACGTATTATAGTTAACTGCGTATAAGTATACCGTGTGTCCAAATGACGGATCTGGGTTATCGAGTTCAATTTCTAATAGTTTATGATATATTCTGCTCATATTAACTTGTCCAGTTGGATAAAATATTTCGGGTTTTAATGAAAAGCTATACACACCAAAATTATTTTTTGTTGTCCCTGTATAATATTTGAGTGGATGATCGTAACTCAGAGTTAAATTATCTGCATCGAATATAACATTATTATTAAATTTTAAATTAACATTTTTTATTGGGTTATATTTACTTAAATCATCGCTCACAGCCATAAAAAACATCTCTTTTACGGGATTTTTAAAATTAATCATAATTGATTTTTTGGATATAGAAGGATTCATTTTAATTTGTGACATTTGAAGTTGTGTAATGACGTATTCTTTCTCACTTGTCAGTAAAAAGTTTTTTTCATCTTCTGTTATGTAAAAGAAATCTGTTATTAAGGAAACATCTTTTATGGAAGCCGATATGTCAGATGGAGGGCTTTGTATTTCACCATTACTTAATGTATAGCTGAGTGTGATATCCTTTATTTTTTTGAATTTTATATGTATTTCTACAATTTGTTTTCTTAATGCACATATTGGTATAGATAAACTTGGGTGTCTAAAAAAATAGAAAGGTAAAAGAACATTATACGTATATTCTCCACTACTTGGTACTATGTAATAATTTTGTCCTGATAGAAAGTAATTTGTTTGGTCGTTATCGTCAAACGTATCGTGTATTTGATTATACATGTATATGTAATCACCCGTTATACGTTGAATAGTCTGACCACCTATTATTAAATCTGCATAATCTATTATCCTTGATCCTATAGATCTCATGTATCTGGGTTGTATTATATTGAAATTCGAACCCATCGATGGATGATTACTACAGTAATAGTATAGGGTTGATGGTGCATTTATAGGTACGGTAAACGTTATAACAGATGAACCCGGGTTTGTTACACCTGTTGTGTATTCTAAACCACCGTTATGTACACCATCCGATGTTTCTGAAAACCTAAAAGGGTGTGATGAATGACCTGCATTGTTAAAAGTATAGGTAGTGCCTTCATAAAGGGTTAATTGGTCTTGTTTAATTCCGTCTATATAAAAATATCCACCGCTAGCGGTAACTGCAAAAGTTTTATTAGTTGTCTTGGGTTGAGGTAAAGTAAATTGAAGCATAGCACTTCGCATGAGATCACCCTTGTTATTGGGTATACGACATTCATTAATGGTATCAAAATTACAGTCCCCATCAAATGGGGTTTTTACTGCTTCTGTAGAAAATTTGGTATGTCGTTTAAAATTCATCAGGAAGTATGAAAAATCTGGTTCTTCTGTGAGCCAGTAATCTTGTATACCTGTGGCAGAAAGGTTTAAACGTCCAGCCATTCTTATTAAGTGTGAGTAAAATATTATGAAATAAAACGATACGGTATCATAGAATGAATCTTCAACTTAGAAAATTCAAGCCTGAAAATATGGCCGACGATAAAGTCTGTGTTTTTATAGGTAAAAGAAATACTGGGAAATCGACTTTGGTAACTGATATATTATTTCATAAAAAACATTTACCAGCTGGTATAGTGTTATCTGCGACAGAAGAAGGTAATCATTATTATCAGCAGTACATACCAGATCTTTTCATATACGGTGATTACGACAGGGAAGCTATAGAACGTGTTATGGATAGACAACGAAAATTAGTCGGTGCTGGAAAAAGTAATTGTGGTGCATTTCTTCTTTTAGATGATTGTATGTACGATCCGAAATTTATGAAAGATACGTGTATTCGGCAGTGTTTTATGAACGGGAGACACTGGAAGATATTTTTTATGTTAACTATGCAGTATTGTATGGATTTGCCACCAGCACTCAGGGCAAACGTAGATTACGTATTTATTTTAAGAGAAAACATTATTCAAAATCGAGAAAAGTTATATAAATCCTTCTTTGGTATTTTTCCAACTTTTGAGATGTTCAATAAAGTCATGGATTCGTGTACAGAGAATTACGAGTGTTTGGTATTGGATAACACGTCTAAGAGTAATAGAATAGAAGATTGTGTTTTTTGGTATAAAGCAACTTTACGAAAAAATTTTAAAGTTGGTGCACCACAGTATTGGCAAACACACAAAAAGATGTTTAATCCAAAACATGGTAATATGAAACTAGGTGATAGAAATACAGTTAAGAAAACAACTACATTAAAAGTTATTAAGAAGAAATGAATAGTTTACGAATTTTATCGAAACAATTATTACAGAAAAAAATTGTTACACCGTTAGTTTATCCAGCGTACAATGAAATTACATCAGGTGGTGAAAGTGATGAAGGATACCGTATATTGATTGATATTTGTCACAACACAAAAATCATATACTTAGATGAAGACATGTGTGATTACGATAAGTTAAACGATTTACCACGAATTATAAAAACGTTCGGGTGTTTATACCCTAATTACAAACTAATAAGTTAATTATTTTAAATTGTTATATTAAATGATAAGTGTTATTATATTAAATTGGAAACGCCCCGATAATATAATTAAAGATATATTACCAGAAATTATTAATTATAAATTAGTAAATGAAGTGATTATTTCTCATGGAAATAAAGAAACGTATTTTGAAACACCCGAGTATAGTATTGTTAAACATTATCACGATGCGGATTTAAATGATACTTTAGGTGTTGCACGAAGATTTTTAAGAGCGACAAATGCAAAGAATGATTGTATTTTAATTTTAGATGACGATAGATTACCTTCAGAGAATTACGTCAATCAAATATATGAAGAATACAAAAAGGATCCCTATACAGTTATTGGTACCGAAAAAAGATACGTATCTATTAAAAATGGATATAAAGATCATGTTATATCCAACACAAAACCCAAACAACAGGGCGATATATTAATTGTATTAACTCAAACTTTAATGACTAATAAACAATTGTGTAAAAATTTTATGGATAAAAAGGATAAAATGAACGATTTTGCCTTGAAAGCTAAACCTATATGGAACGGCGAAGATATATTATTTAATTTAATTTTTATTAAAGATTTTAATAAAAAACCTATACACATTAAACCTGAAAATGAACGAAATTTAAAGACTAACGATGCAATAAACAATATACCTGGTCATTACACATACAGGGAAAAATTTTCTAGAGCCGCTTTAGAAAGATACGAAATAGTAGAGTATAATCACAAACGTTTTAAATATAATACTATAATTTTACTATTACTATTATTACTTTTACTTTTTTTGGTTATTTATATTTTTAGATCATCAGGCTAACGCGTATCATATTAAAACAAAAAATACACACATTAAATAAATGACTGATATTATGACAATGAATTTATCTGATACATCGGGTGATAATAGTATGGTATCGTTAAATAACAATCAATCGAGTAATTTTGTAGAACCTCCTGATAACATGCAGTTTCAAGATAGACCGCAAAATATAGCGTCAGAAAAAAATATGAGTGAAAATAAACAAACGATGGACTCTACACCTATTTCTGATATTATGGGTCAACCAGAACAATTACTCGAACCACCTATGATGGCTGTGGATCCACGAATGGTTCAAGCACAAGCGCAAGCGCCTATGATGGCTTTGCAACAACCACAAACAATTACACACACCGAAAAAGAAAAGAAAACATCTTCTAAAAATCCATTTGATCTTACTGACGACCAGATGCAGGCGCTGCTTGTTGCTGCGTGTACTGCGGTGGCGATTAGTAAGCCAGTTCAAGAGAAACTAGCGACGACGGTTCCTCGATTTCTAAACGACAGCGGTGCTCGAACTATGGTTGGTCTTGGATCAACGGGTTTAGTTGCAGCTGTTGTTTTTTACTTCGTTCGTCGTTATATTTAATAGGTTTTTGAGTTTTGTTCATATACAACAGCTTTTTTATACCAGTGATCGTAAATACTATCGTCTACAAGCTTATACGATAATATTCCACCCAGTAAAAACCCAGATAGAACAATTCCCATAACTTCTAACGAAGTTTTTCTATCTTTCCCGTAGTTTTTGAACTTATCTTTTATTTTTTTACCTCCAATTTCTTTTATCATAAATGTCCATCCAGCAGCTATACCTGTTGAAACCAAGAAATAACCCGCATCCGATTTAAGAACTAAACGGTCTATGATGAAAAACAAAACGTTTGGTATGACGAGTGTAAGCAAAGCTGCATTAACATCACCATCATTTGAAAACATTGGCGAATACGTCGTCGCTAATATGAGAATCCACGCTGTTAAGAATATAGCGACTCTAGAAATAGGTGTAGCCATTTATATAAGTTAACATTATTTATCCTGGATGTGTCTACCACAAAAAGCGGTTCTGTCTGGTATTTCATCGTATATACCCAGCGAAGTTGACATTTCTCTTAATTCTTTAAAATTTTTCCAATATTCTTTGCTATGCGAATATTCTTTGACCGTGCTATGCGCGAGTTCGTGTAATAAAACGTGGAAAATTTCGTTCGTACCACCTTTCAAACATATTCCTATTTCCTGACCCTTGTTTGTGTTATATCCTACTGGTCCTCCTACCCTTTTAAACGCAACCAAGGGTATTTCTTTTTTTATTTTATTAAATTTTTCATCTTCTACTGTTTTTATATGTTCCCTGAGAATTTTATATTTTTCCTTTATTTCCTTTAGCTTTTGTGGCTGTCGTGTAGTAATAAATATCCATACGTTTATGACAAGGAGGAGTAACGCGACTATCATCTTATCATAAAATGAGATAAAATATCAGGGAAATGTATATGAGTAACTCCAATTCCAATTCCAACTCTAATGTTCCCCAGGAATTTCGTAACCTTGGTGTTAGGACCATGAATATTAAAAGACTTGATATGTCAGGTTATGACTTAACCAATTTACCATCATCTATTGGTAAGCTTCTAAACCTTGAGAGACTTGATTTGCAAGGTAATAATTTAACTAAATTACCAGAATCAATCGGTAACCTTAGAAAACTTAAAGATCTTGATTTGAAAGGTAATAATTTAACTAAATTACCAGAATCAATCGGTAACCTTAGAAAACTTAAAGATCTTGATTTGTCGGAAAATAAGTTAACCTCGTTGCCAGAATCAATCAGTAACCTTACAAAACTTAGAGAACTTAATTTGGGTGATAATCAATTAACCTCGTTACCAGAATCAATCGGTAACCTTACACAACTTAAAGAACTTGATTTGAGTTACAATAATTTAAAATCGTTACCATCACAAATCGGTAACCTTGGAAACCTTAGAGATCTTGATTTGTACAATAACCCAAACCTTAGAATCATACCAGGAACACTTAATCGATCTGGTTTAAGAATTACGAAGAATAGTTCGACAATTTTTGGACCTATAGTACCTAAACCTGTACAAGTACAACGTAAAAACGTACTCCTTAATACGAATCGTACCGATCCTATATCTGGGTATAAGTTTAGGGTCGGCAATAATGCCGTATACATAGGACATAATAGGTACGTAACTGAAAATTCACTTTTAAGATTGATAAAAAGGACAAATATAAATACTAATATTACTAATATTAAAACTTTATACAATCTTAACCCAAACGAAAATATCGCTGTAAATCCATTTACGACGACAACAAATTTACTATATAGAAGAAACTTAAATTTCGTCAAGTTTGTAAAACCAAACAAACCAAACACACCGAACACTCTCGCGAAAAACCTAAACAAGATGAAAATAAATAACAAACCAAAAAAGAGAAAACGAGAAAATAACGCTCAGAGTAGACGTACCAACGTCAATAATAATAATAACTAATCATTTCTTATACACAAACCTAAATTTACTATACAAATCCGAAACCGGGTTCCCTTTAAGATCTTCCCACAGTGTTAAAGTAAACCCCAAATTTTCCATTCGCGTGAATAACATATC